ATGACTGACACGGCTCGGGCGGTACAACGCCTCACACAAACACACACCGTCCACCTCGACGGCGCAGAGTACGAGTGCGCTCCCCTGCTCGATCAGCTACGCGAAGCGATCTCCTCATCAACAGGTGCCGGATCAGGCGGCGGAGGCGGCGTTGGTGGGAACCTGCTCAACCTCGACGCACTCAACCTCTGGGAATACATCGACGGAATCACGCGTGGCTGGCTCCGCACGTGGGGCACCGACCACGGCGGCGAACTCACCGAAGCTGTACAGCGACTCTCCCACGCGATCCAGGCACAACATGCGGCCGGCGCGATCGATGACGACTTCCGCGAACGCCTCGATGCTGCCTTCGGCAAATGGGTGTGGCAGATCGAGGATCTCTTCGACCCGCCCCACCAGAAGGAACTCACCGCCCCATGCCCCGAATGCGGGGAACGCCACCACCTTGTCCAGGAGAAGGATGAAGACGGGCACGTCATCGACACCCGCCAGCAAGCCGCAGTCTCAATACCGATCAAACGCGGCCGCGCCGTCATCGCCGAATGCCGGAGCTGCGGCGCGATGTGGGCCACAGAGAGCGAACTTGTCGGGCTCGCTGAAGCGATGGGCCTCGAAGTCGACGTCGTCGCGCTCCGCGAGCTCGCAGCGGGTGTAGCAGCATGACCCCCGGCCACATTCTCCTTGCGTGGTTCGTGGGCGCGGTAGTGACATGTTTTGCGGCCATTATGGCGTCCCCCGCGGAGAGCAAGCGCACGGTCGCTCGGATCGCCCTATCTGCCCCAGTCTGGCCCTTGTGGATAGTTGTCGGCCTGGTGTCCGCGTGGCTCACCGCAGAGCCGTGGCCCACCACTCGTTCGAAGTAATGTTTGCAACACATCTTCGATCATGGTAGATTCGTACCACGCACTTCAAGTGACCCCGGACAGCCTCACGGCACCGGGGTTTCTTGCTTTCTGCGCCCATAACTGAATAGCTCGCACACCGGTGCGGGCACTTGACGCTCTAGCCCAACTGGTAGAGGCAGCCTGATAAGGGACCACAGTCCAGGTTCGAATCCTGGTGGCGTCACAATGCAGCCCTTCCCGGCGTGACGGGAGCCCGAAGCCTCAGGCTTCACTGGCGGAACAGCGATCGTGCACGGTCGCATCACGCATCAACGGACGGCCCAACGGGTCGAGCCGTAACGGCCCCGCTCACGCGTGGCCTGCTCCTGGGGCGTCCTCTGCACTCCTGCGGTGGGTGTTCCTTGTAGCTTGCAATACAAGGCCCGGTATTGGGAACTGTTGCAAGAGCCTGCGGCATGACGATGCGCGGCAGGCACACATTCTTCCTCCGCGCCGTACCGCTGACAACACCCTTACCGAACCGGGTACGAGCGCGGAGGAACCTACCTGACGGAGGCGCGCCATGGCTGACCGCTACGAGTGCGAGGACTGCGGCAAGCCGTGGAACAGCCTCTCCGCCGTCATGCAGTGCCCCTGCGACCGATACGACCGCCACGGGTACCCGAGGGGCGACCGATACACCGAGGAGAACCGATGAGCCAGGAGGTCACCATGACCGCTATCACCGTCACCACGACCAGCAAGGAACGCGTCGAGCTCCCTGAGCGCAACCGCCCCCACTACGCCCAGGCAGCAGCCCTCGCGCTCGAGCACGGCCCCACACAGCCGCTCGCCCTCGCACGCGTCCAAGAGTACGTCACCGCCGACAAATACCAGGGCGGCATCGAGCACGTGTACGAGTGGACCTTCATCCCCAAGGCCCCCGCAAACTAACCCCGGGGGCAACCAAACCCCAGAGGGGCCAACAACAAACCCGCCCCTCCACACACCGAGGCGGCCACACATGACCATCCCCCTCAACAGCAACGGACACCGTCGCCGCCAACTCAGAGCCCGCGTCCTCGCAGAACAAACCCACTGCGCCTTGTGCGGACAGAGAGTCGACAAGACCCTCAAGACCGAACCAGGCAAACACTACAAGAAGTGCACCAACACCAACTGCCAAGGCTGCCTGCCACACCCAATGCGCCCCGAAGTCGACGAAGACATCCCACGCGCAAAAGGCGGTTCACCATTACAACGCGACAACTGCAACCTGATGCACCGAACCTGCAACCAGCGCAAGGGCACAATGACCCTCGCAGAAGCCCGCAAGCAACACGCTGAAACGGCCACACAAGCCACAGCACAACGCACACCAGTCAAAGCATCACCCATCTGGTGAACACGCGCCCCAGCAGCCACACACGGCCCCCTGGCACACCACCCCCCTCCCCCTGCGCGAAGGCTCACCCTCGGCATTGAGCCGTTCTATCCCTGAGGTTTTTTTCTTTACGGAGGTGGTTCGGATGGCTAAGCCCCCTGCACTGCGTGCCGTCGAGGTTGGTGAGGTTCCCCCTCCTGTGCTGTCTCTTGCTGAGGCTGTTGAGCGTGGCGACTACTTGCAGATCCTCCTTGCGCAGCGGCGGTCGATTGTGACTGACCTGCCTGACGAGAAGGGGCCGGCGAAGGCTGCACTGCATCGTCAGTTGGCGTTGCTGTCGAAGGAGATTGAGGCGCTGCAGGCGAAGGACGCTGAGGATACTGAAGGTGGCGCTGATGTCGAAGACCAGGAGTTCGACGCCGCTTCTTTCTGATGTTGCCCGTCACCTTGTAATCCCGTCTGGGATCGTGACGACTGCATGGCCTTCCGTGCGCGCCGAGTGTCTCCGTCTGGGGATCGAGTTTGACCCGTGGCAGGAGGGCGCAGGCTGGGTCGCGCTGGGCAAGCGCGCCGACGGCATGTTTGCTGCGTCAGTCGGTGGGGTCGTGTTCTCGATCCCCCGCCAGGTCGGGAAGACGTTCTTCATCGGTCGGTGACGTTCGCGCTGTGCATGCTGAACCCTGGCACGCTCGTCATCTGGACGGCGCACCAGCTGGCGACCGCGGGCGAGACGTTCCGTTCAATGCAGGCGATGGCGAAGAAACCGAAGGTGCGCCCGTTCATCAAGCAGATCCGGCTCGGCTCTGGCGATGCGGCGATCGAGTTCACGAACGGTTCCCGCATCCTGTTCGGTGCGCGCGAGCGAGGCTTCGGCCTCGGCTTCACGAAAGTCGGGATCCTCATCCTCGATGAGGGGCAGCGCCTCACCGAGAAGACGATGGACGACCTCGTGCCAACGATGAACCAGGCAGACAACCCACTGATGTTCATCGTAGGGACTCCCCCGCGGCCAACTGACCAGGGTGAAGAGTTCAAGACTCGACGCCGCAAGGCGCTCGAGGTGAAGCGTGAGCGTGCTGACGGCGCTGACCCTGAGTTCAACATGATGTACCTCGAGTTCTCCGCGGATCCGTCGCTGCGTCCCGAGCTGTGGAAGCCCGGGCACGTGGATTGGTCTGCGGTCGCGATCGCGAACCCGTCTTACCCGAAGCGCACCCCCAAGCAAGCGGTTATGCGCATGCTGGAGAACTTGCGGCCTGAGTCGATCAGGCGCGAAGCGTTCGGAGTGTGGGATGACGACCAGGCCGGATCCCGGCAGATCTCCGAGGCCGAATGGCGTGCGTCAGGCATCACTGAGACTCCGACCGATGGGCTGTGGGTCTACTCGGTCGCGTTCAACCTCGACGGCACCAGGCTGTCTCTCGGCGGCGGTTTGAAGCATGAGGGCGGCGTACACGTCGAACTCATTGATGCTGCTGACGGGGACATTGCGGCAGGTCTTGGCGCGCTCGCTGACTGGCTTGCTGCACGGTGGCGGAAGGCTGCACAGATTGTGCTGTCGGGCGCTTCTGGTGCTCCCGTCCTCGCTCAACTGCTGCGGGATCGGGGCGTGCCTGACGCGGTGCTCAAGATCGCGAACACCCCGGAGTACACGACGTCGTGTTCGATGACGTTGGATGCTGTGCGGGCGTCTGCGAAGGCTGCGAAGGCCAACGCCGAGCTCGCGCCCGATGAGGTGCTCCCGCTGCCGTTCACGCACCTTGCGGACGACGGGCAGGCGCAGCTTGACGAGTCGGTGGCGATCTCCGACAAGAAGCTTCGCGGCAACTCGGGGGCGTGGGGCTGGATACCCACAACGCCTGACGGCGACGAGACACCAATCGAAGCGGTGAGCCTTGCTTACTGGCTGGCGATGACAACAAAACGGAAGCCGTACGGCGAGAAAGAACGGAGGGCCGTGTTCCTATGAGTGCTTCGTTCTATCACGCAGGTTCCATCCCGAATGTTGGGCTCGAGGGGTCTGAGCATGACCTGTTCGCGAAACTGTTCGCGACGTGGGAGTCCAAGCGTCGCCGGAACCTTCTGCGCACGGTCTACTACGAGGGCAAGAACGCCCTGAAGGACTTCGGTATCGCGGTCCCTCCGCAGATGCAGCGCGCGTTCACGCCGCTGCAGGAGATCGCCAAGGGTGTCCACGCTATGACTGATCGTTCGGTGCTCGAGGGGTTCGTCTCGCCGGCGGGGAGGGATGACCCGTTCGGGCTCGCGGAGACACTGGACGAGAACGACTTCATCTCCGAGTTCGACCTGGCAACGACGTCGAGCGCGATCCACGCGTGCGCGTTCCTCACCGTCTCGCACGGTGATGTCGCGGCGGGTGAACCGGAACTGCTCGTGCTTCCTCGCGCTGCTGATTCTTCGGCGGCGACGTGGGATACGCGCCGGCGTAAGCTCGGCGGGTTCCTGTCGGTCACGGAGACTGACCAGACCGGGCCTACCGAGATGGTGTTCTACACGTGGGACAAGGTGTACGCGTTCTCGAAACAGCCTTCGGGCCGGTGGAAGAGTGCGGTCGTTGCGAACCCGCTCGGTGAGGTTTCGGTGTCGCGGCTCGTACTGCAGCCGGAACTGAACCGGCCATTCGGGCACTCCCGGATCAGCCGTACCGCGATGGGGCTCACTGACGCGATGATCCGCACGCTGCTGCGTGCTGAGGTGTCGGCCGAGTTCTATTCGGCGGACAAGTACTGGCTGTTCGGTGCGGACGTATCGAAGTTCATCGGTGACGATAAGTGGTCTGCCGTGATGGGCCGGATGAACGCGATCGACGTCGACAACCCGGAACAGAAGCCGGACATTCACCGCTTCCAGGGAGCTTCACCACAGCCACACACTGAGCAGCTTCGGATGCTGAAGAGCCTCTTCGCAGACGACCAGCAGCTTGAGGTGCGGTGGGCTGACGCGTCGAACCCGTCGTCTGCTGACGCGATCTACGCCGCCAAGGAAGAACTCATCATGAAGACCCGAACGGCGAACCGGACGTGGGGCCGCGGCGCCGTGAAGGCGATGCAGCTCGCGGTGCGCCTGCGCGACGGGCTGGGGAGTGTGTCCACTGAGCTTCGCGGCTTGCAGGCACAGTTCACGGATCCTGCGATCGTGTCGCCGTCGGCGCGTGCGGACGCGTTCTCGAAGCTTGCTGCAGCGATCAAGGACGATTCACCGTTCGCGATGTCTGAGGTCGGGCTCGAGTATGCGGGCCTGACTCGGGATCAGATCATGCGGTTCAAGGTTGATGAGCAGCGGCGCAGGGCGGGCTCGCGGATCAGTGAGCTCGTGGAGGCCGCGAAGTCGGTTCGCCAGGATGCTGAGCAGCCAGCCAGCCAGCCAGCCAGCCAGCGGCCTTGAATCTGCCCAGGTAGTGAAGGCCCAAGCAGACGCGCTCGGCGTGCTCAGGCGCGCGGGTGTGGACGCTGACGATGCTGCGCGCAGGTCGGGCCTTGAAGGGCTCAAGTTCATCCCCGGCCAGCCGATCACGATCAAGCAGGCAAGCGAAGACTAGGGGGCAGCGATGGCGAGTCCAGCTCAGGTAGAAGAGTTCCGAACCGCCACCGCCGAACTCGCGTCACTCGCGCGCACCCAGATCCGGGATCTGCTGAGCGCAGTGAGCGCCTCGGCGGACCCCGTGAAGGTGCGTGATCTGCTCGTGCGGGTGTTCCCGGACTTCATGACGTCGTTCGGGGACACCTCCGCGGTGCTCGGCGCAGACTTCTACGACGCCTCCCGCAATATCGCCCCGTCTGCCGGGACACTGCAAACAGTGTTCGCGCAGCCCGCGAAAGTGAAGCAGTCCGAAGGTGTTGCGCGGTGGGCTGTCGGCTCGCTCTTCCTGGATGATCCGGACTGGGATCTCTTCGAGTCGCAGCTCCTCGGCGGCGCGCAACGCCTCGTGTTGCAGCCAGCCCGCCAGACGATCGACCTGCTGTCTCGGGCTGATGCCCGGTCGGGGAAGGTCGCGGCGGTGCGCTGGTCGCGGAGCGTGAACCCGGGGCGAGCGAAGTCGGGCAAGTCGTGTGACTTCTGCATCATGCTCGCCGGCCGCGGGCCCGTCTACAAGTCGGACGCAGCGAGCGGCATGGTCGTTGGGCGCGGCACTGACTCATCGATCGCGTTGGACGAATCGGGGAACCGCCGAAAGGGCTACATCGGCGGTGTCGGTGGTGGGGTCAAAGCGCGCGGAGGCCGCGGGCTTGAGAACAGCTACCACGACAACTGCCATTGCGTGCCCGTGCCGACGTTCTACCAGCGCGAGACGCGCTCCTTCAATGTTCGCGGGTACGAGCGGCGAGAGTCCGTTCTTGTCCCGTTCTGAATCTTCCACGGTTTCTTCCGTGGCCGTACGCGACGGTTTCGCGGTCATGCCCGTACGGGGCTTAAACGGTAAAGGAGTCTCAGTATGTCTGAGCAGACGGGTGCTACTAACACCACGGAAGAAACTAACGAGCAGAGCAAGGAAGCCAGTAAGGAGTTCACCGCGATCACTTCGCAGGAGGACTTCGACAAAGCTATCCAGGCTCGCATTGCTCGGGAGCGCGCAAAGATCCCAACCGATTACGAGGAGCTTCAGGCGAAGGCCGCGAAGCTTCAAGAGATCGAGGACGCGAAGAAGAGCGACGAGCAGAAAGCGGCTGAGCGTATTGCTGCGGCTGAGAAGCGAGCTTCAGAGCTTGAGTCTCAGGTAGTTCGCGCTGAGGTCGCTGCTGCAAAGAATGTTCCTGCCGAGCTGTTGTCTGGCAGCACTAAGGAAGAGCTCGAAGCGTCGGCGGATGCGCTCATCGCATTCAGGGGTGAACAGCCGGTTCAGAAGCTGATCATCCCGAACGAAGGAAACTCGCCTCAAGCGGCAGCGTCGATGGACGACTGGCTGCGTGAGGCCGCTAAATAA